CATAGTGTTCAAAGCCACCACCGCACCAATCTAAGTCCCAACCATCTAGGTTTAAAATCTGTATTACTGCCTTTTCTAAATTATGTACTTTATTTATGTCCATTCTCGTATATCTCGTTCAGTTGTGTAATCCACCTATTAATCTCTTTAGGATTACAAGTACAAGGTTTGTAGTACTTATGATTGAAATATACTGCGTGTAATTGACATAGCATTTCAAACTCCTCAGGAGCTAAGGTATTCTTTTTGTTGTTCCTAAAGTTTGTCCAGTCTATGTAGTCTTGTTTGGTAAATTTACTTTCCATTCCTGCTGATTGTTATTTTGTTAAGTTTATCTTTTCTCTCCTCACACCCACAGTTCTCTCCTAGTATCTTTTTAGTAAGCCATTTGATTCCTGTGTAGGTGGTAATCTTTTCTATTAAGTCTCCTAGTCCCATTTTTTTCTTTTTTCACGTCTCCGTTGTTGTTTTAGCATTATTGCTTTGTCTCTTTCTTTTCTATACTCCCATCCTGTAATTGGGTGTATCTGATTTTTTATGAGTTCTGTAATTCTGTTCATTTGAATAAGTCTTTAAGATGTTTCTTTACTTTTCTATAGGTGTTATAAAGTGAGTAATAACTTATGTTTGTTTTGTCGCTTAAAGATTGGAAACTCTCTCCTGAGTCTATAAGTTCAAATACTTTCCTATCATACCAGTATAAAGATTCCATTTCTTTGTTGAGCTTGTCGTATAGTATCTGATAATCTATATGCAAATCTTGTTGCAACTCTTTAGTTATGTCATCTAGTCCTACTATATCTACTTTCTTCTCTTTTCTTTTAAGGTCTAAAAATAGCGTTTGTAAGGTTCTATAAACATAGTAATAATTTACCTCCTGCTCGTTGTACATAATATCAGTACCTGACTTAACGAGTCTATCTATCTTAATGTACATCTCCATCACTATATCCTCAGCGGTATCAGGATTAACTCCAAAGGATTCTACTATGTCGCACCAGTCTTGATGCTTTTTAAAAATTATCTCTAGTACTTCCATACAGTTATGTGCAAGCCAAACAGTAGGCACATAATAGTAAGCTGATGATAAAAATCATCCTCGTGTACTTCCTCTATGTCAGGCTCTAAATTAGGGTTATAATATAATACGCCTGCTGATAGTCCATAGATAGGTATAATCTGTAAATTAACTCCTGTGTTTCCAAAATCTATTGTCATAATTAAAAAGGTACTTCCTCTTGTTTAGGGTTAAATGGTTCTATTATGTTTCTGTGGTTTATCTCAAATCCTACATTATTAATAATACTCTTTAGTCTGATTGGTTCGTCTAAACTTGTTGGTCTACCTCCTGTATCAATGTCTTTTACTTTCCTAACGTGAATGAGTGAATACATCCAATCTCTAGGGTGTTGTATATATCTGTGTATTACTAGAAAATCATCAGCTCTGTTTACAAACTTACCTCCTCCTTCTACATCACTAGCCATAGGTGGGATAGGATGCTCTGCATATTCGTGGTTCTGTCCGTGTTTTTTTCTTAAAGCCTCTGTAGCTGCGTGTGTGTTAAGCCATATAGTTATGTTATTAGTCTTGCAGAATATTCTCATCTCGCTTGTTGCTTGGTAGTCGTACTCGTGTCCACTCAATCCCTTTAATACGTTCTTATCTTTTATTAGAGAGTTATAAGGGTCTATAAGCAGTCCGTCATAGTGCCAAGCGTTCTTAACGTGCTGAGCTAATTCTAGCACTTGTTTGTAGGTGTATAGGTCATTAGGTTCTATGAACTTAAAATGGTCATTAATCCAAGATACTCTCTTATCAAAAATATCATCCTCTATTTTATTAATTGGCTTTGCTTCTATAAACTCTACCAGTTTTCTTATCAGGGAGTATGGCTCATTCTCAGAGCTAAATACTAGCCATCTTATATTATGTTTTCTAGAGTACAATAACATTAAGTATAGAATCACAGTAGTCTTACCTACGTTAGCGTGTCCTAGTATTACGTTAAAGTTCCCTTTCTTTAATCTAAAGTGTTGGTCTATCTGTGGGATGTCTAATCTATATCCCTCTTTTAATTGTCCTGACCTTACACTTCTTAATTTGTTTATCTGTTCTTCAAAATTTATAAGCATCTGTCTATTTTTTGTCTAAGGTAATAAAAAAGGGGATAAGTTACCCTACCCCCATTGGTTTCTAGAAAGGTAAATCCTCTCTATCAGGAGCAAATGCCTCAGCAGTTACTGCCTCTTGTTTAGGTAAAGAATTTAATTTGTCTACTCTCCAAGATGTTAGGTTAGTAAAGTACTTGCCTTGCCACTCTCTTGAATTTACGTTGAACTCTACTGCTACTAAGTCTCCTACTTTGTTGTATTGGACAAACTTATCTACTGAGTCAGCATAGTTAGCTCCTTTGTACATATTAAAAACGTACAGGTTATTGTACTGTTCCTCTGTCTTTAAGATAAAGTCTAATGACTTAGCACCGTTATCGTGTATCTTAATCTCTGAAATTTGGTCTATCTTACCGTTTACTTTATAACTCATAACTAACTGTATATATAATTTACTATTCTCTCTGCAAAATCTAATACCTCATCCTCTGATGATGGTTTGTCTTTGTAAAAGTTTACTGCACTAGCAACACTTGATTGTCTAATAATAAACTTCTGTACATCATTGGTCTTTTGAACTGGTGCTGCAGCCATAGGAGCAGGTTTGTTAAGATTGTAAATCAGTTTGGCATTACCATACTGCTCGTTTGTTACTTCAAACTCTATCTCATCTCCTACATTCTTTTTAAACGCTCCTTTAGAGTTGAACGTGAATGTCTCGCCTGTTGCCATAGTTACCTTGTTTCTAGTGAGTATGCTACCATAACTCTCAAAAGTCCCATTAGGCTCTATGTTAGTAATCTTACCTGTTTTCATTTTCTAATTGATTTTGATTTATTTCTAATAATGCTTCTAGTTCTTCTATTCTACTCTCCATTGATACTATCCTAGCTTGGTATAGTCTTATCAAATCCTCTGTGTAGGTCATATCTCTAAGTCTTTAAGCTCTTTTCTAAAGAGAGATAGCTGATACTCAGTTTCCTGTAGCTTTCTAGTGTGATAGTCCTCTGCCCACTCTAGGTTCTTGATGTTTTCTTGCAGGATTCCTGCCAGTTGTTCATTTGTCATAAATCTGATTTTATGGATTAATAATACTGCAAGATATACAAAATTCTTAATAACACAAAATAATAGCAAAAAAAAAGAGATACTAAGTTAATAGTACCTCCTTTTCTACAGATTTAAGACAAATGTCAGACAGACACTTCAAATGTAATACTTATTGTTCCAACTCCAATAACTTTTTCTTATAAATTTCTATCATATCTTGTAACTCCCAGTCTTTTAGCTTGACCATAGTTCTACTCTTAGCTAGTAGCTCATCAGCTTTCTCTTGTCCTAAGTGTTTAGCAAATAAGTATTGCTCTCCATATCTATACACATTACAAGCCATACATTGTACCTCTACGTTCTCCTCTGACCATCTAGTTGCATAGTGTTTTCTAGACATAAAGTGTCCTGCTTGTAAATTTTTCCAATGGTCTTTCTTACCACAAGTAATACACTCTGCTATACTATTCTTAGCATAACGCCTCCTGATATATTCAGAGAATACTTTGTCTAGGTTGTTTACGATTGTCTTTCTGCTTGGTTTCTTAGGCATCTAATATCCGTCTTGGTGTTGTAAGAATAGCTTACCAGTCTCAAAGTCTAGGTCTTTTATAGCTCTGTAGATAATCCTAGAATTTTTTTTTACTTCTTGCTTTTCAGCCTTAGTACTATCAGAACCTAGATTAGTGTACATAGTAGCATCTATCTCTAGTAATTCATTTACTCTCTGTATAACACTTTTGTTATAGTCCTCTGCAATTCTTAGTATTTCTTCTCTCATAATTTGACTATAGTATAATACTATATATAGTTTATTGTTATTATTATTTATATATAAATATAATATATATTATAGTATAATACTATATATAGTATAATAAAAAATAGGGTTTTTGTATCTTATAGAAAAATAATATGCTAGAAAGTTATTAACAACTTATCTATTTTCTTTCTTAGCACTACCAAAATAGTAGCCAAATATAGACAGAGCAACACCCTCCACAATACCCAAGAGGTGTATAAATATTTCTTTGTTACTCTCAGGTACTTGTGTAGTAACTACTGTATAAACCAAAAAAGCAAATGCTAGTAATCCTACAATACCAGTAACATTAAACATCCAGTCAGTACCAAACCTTCTTAGTTTTACTTCTCTATTCCTAGCTGAGTCTCTATCGCTTACTTCTATCCTATAAGCCTCTAAGGACTCATTTAAGAGACTTTCTTTCTCATCAGGTGTCAGACTATCATCTCCATCTAGAATGTCTCTTACAACACCTAAAACACCTTCTTTAGGTAAAAAGCCTGATAGCTTACCTACAATCTTTCCTAGCTTAGTGTCTTTAAAAGGTTTCTTATCCATATACCCAAGTTACATTAGCAGGCTTATTAGGGTCGTTATCAACGTGTATAAACGTTTTAGCTATTCCTATTCTAGTAAATCCTGCTTTTAAAAGTGATGTTATTATCTTATGTCGCTTCACGCTATCTGTACAAGCTATATCTGCAGCATATCCTTTAGTGTGAGATGAGTTCTCTACTCCTCCTACTTTCTTGTTATGCTCTAGAGTTCTAAAACCACTAGTAATCCTAAAAGATGTATCAGCAAGTGAGCGCGCTTGGTCAAGTCTACTTAAAAACTCCCTATCCATAGCCTCGCCACTCCCCACCATATCAGGACTATCAAACTCAGAAAGTTTAAAATATTTCATAGTATCTTGCCAATTAACATACTTGCTAAAATCATTATAAGCATCCAAAACAAACCAAACTGAAACTTGTTCCAAGTAGAACCATTCTTTTTAGCGTGTAACCATAGTTTTAATTCTATGTATTTGAATACTACTAAGTCAATATACTTTCTCATTTATCAATTATTTCGTTAATCCTCTTTAAATCTTTTCTTACTCTTTCCCTTTCTAACTTGACCTCTAATATCTCTCCTTCAAGTACTCTAATATCAGGAAACACATAAGTATTTTGGTTGAATCTTAGTGCCTTTGCCTCGCTCTCTGTGTCTGTTATTCTGCCCTCTAAATGTGTGTACAGTAATACCGCACTACCTACTAATATAACTATTTGAATTAGCCATTTAATGTTAATTGATATTCCTGCATCGTCATTTAGCTTAGGTAGATTTTCTCCCATTAAATTTGTCTTTCAAGTAATAGAATAATTCTTTTCCTAATAGACCAAAGAAACCACCGACAAGACCAACTACTGCGGCTTGTGCTACTCCC